CAACTATTGTATTTTTTAATCTTAATAATAAACCTGTGTTATGTGTACTCGCTTTATAAAAATTAGCAACTGTATCAAATGTAGAATCTCCTGTTGAAGTTCTTTTTACATCTAATTGATATCCTTGGTCTGCACCTCCTATGCTTACACTACTAGAGAATGTAGCTGCTCCTGTGGATGCTATTACTAATGGTGTTGTTCTTGTACCACTTAAAAAATTTCCTGTGTAATTAGCAATCCAAAATTCGCCTGTATTTCTACGACCAATACCCCAACTACTATTACCATCACCTGTATTTGAGAACCCAAAGAAATTATCTCCATCTACTGAAGATGTTGTCATTTCTGAATATACATCACTTGTATTGCTTATAGTTAATTTCCCACTAAACCTTCCTGTACCATTAACATCTAGCTTGTATAAAGAAGGGTTAGTAGTATAGCCAATAGAAGTATTTGCATTTGAATCAATCAACATTGCAATAGCATTATTTACATCAAATCTCATTGTATTTGTTGATAAATAATATATTGCACCAAATGGAGAACCTGCCCTATAAAAACTAATTCCCGAATTACTTGATGTACCTGCATCAATAGTAAAAAATGAAGCACTACTTGAAGCTATATGTAATAATGTGCTCGGTGTAGCAATTCCTAATCCCAAACTACCTGCTGCCGTTAAGGTCATTGCTTGGGTGAAAGTAATAGCGTTACCTGCCGTTCCTGAAGGAGCATTATACCAAATATGATTGCCATCATCTTGCCAATACATATTAGAAAAATCATTAGCAATATATCTTGGAGAATTACTTGCGTTATAGAAAACATTGGTTGTAAATGCTGCACTATTATATGACGATGTGCCAAATATAGCCGCAGTTCCTATTTCTGCTACTTTGTATATTCCATTCCACGCACTCGGTGTAACACCTAAACCTAAATTGCCTGAAGCGTTGAGAGTTGCTTTAACACTTTCAGCTCCTTGTGTTCTAAATTGAATACCATCATATCCATTAATATTAGCAGTTCCTTCAGAACCTAAATCAGTATTTTTAGAAAAATATACAACTTCTGCTCCGTCTGATGTTCTTGACATTGCAATTTTACTTGCATTTATTGTTGTATTTTGATTTGTAGTACCTGTATTTATTAAAATTCTACTGCCATTATCGCTAACAATACTATTACCTATTGTACTTGTACCTGTGAATTTAGGTAGGTAGTTGGTAGTACCTGTACCTGTTACAGGATTAGTTAAAGCACTTTGCTTATTGTTAAATGTTGTCCAATCCGCACTTGATAATGCACCTCTATTTGTTGCACTCGCAGTTGGTACATTTAAAGTAATTACAGGAGTTGTTGTACTATTTGCAACACTTGAACTTAAATCAGTTCCTGTTGTTCCTATTGTTAAAGCAGCTACCGATGTAACTGTTCCTGTGTAAGCATCAGTATACTGTGGAATATTTAAAGTTGCACCAACCAAAGTTGCTGCTCCACTCGTACCTGTTGTGGTTAATGTTATAGCATTTTGTTTAGCGTTCCAAGTTGCAGCACTTGAGATATTACCATCAGGCAATAAACCCGTAACTTTTGTCGTTAAATCAATGCTACCTGCTAACATTGCATTAGTTACCTTTAAAGCACCTATTGTTGTTGTTATTGCAGTTGTACCACTACCACTTACATCACCACTTAAAGTGATTGTTTGGTTGCCTGTTATATAACCTGCACCATTAGTAATTTGATTGTTATTTGTAGGTATTGTTATAACTCCTGTTGTGGAATTATAAGCACCACTACCTGCAACAAATGATAAAGCTAATCTTGCTCTTGTATCAGTATAGTAAAGGTTTGTAACTTCAGTAACTTGTGCAGTTGTATAATCACCACTTGTTGCAACTACTGCTCCTGTTCTACCGAATACACTTGTAACCGCATCCGTATTTATATCAGTCCAACTTGCAGTAATTGTTCCGCCATCTTGTTGATTAAGCGTTAATGTCTTTGTAGTTGTTCCTGTAACCGCTGCACTTATTATTGAATCATTATAAGCAGTTGTCCAATTAGTTTGATTAGCAGTTGTAGGTATTGAGTAACCTGCCGTTAAGCTAAATACTCCTGTTGTATTTGTATATGTTAATCCTGTTGCACTTGAACTTAACGCAGTCAAAGCAATAAACGCACTTGGGTTGGAGTTTAAATAATATGTAGAATTATCATATGATATAGTCGTTCCGCTAATCTTTACAAACCCTGTGCCGTTTAATGCAGTTTGTTTATTATTAAATGTTGTCCAATCTGTTGAAGATAAATATCCATTCGTGCTCGTAGTTGCCTGTGCAATCGTAATATTAGGCGTTGTACCACCACTTGAACTCAAAGGTGATGTAGCAGTAACCGCAGTAAGATAACCTGTTAAATCACTTGTAAGGGCTAAAGTTCCTGTTGCATTAGGAAAAGTAAAAGTATATCCTGTTGCACTTGGTAAAGTAAAAGTATTACTAATACCACTACCACTTGTGAACTTAACCCCATTGGTTAATCCACCTATATTCATATAACCTGCTAATGAGTTACTTGAAGCATTTTGTAAGAATATGCCTCCGTTGTTTTTAGTAGCATCAGAAAAAGTCTTTGTTCCACCTATTGTTTCATTGCCTGTATTATGAACAACTGCACTATCTAAAGCGTATGTTGAATTATCATATGTAATCGTAGTACCTGAAGCCTTAACGAATCCTGTCCCGTTTAATTGTGCTTGTGGAATATAACCTAAAGAAGCTGCAATATCAGCAGCATTATCTACGAAAGTAGGTCTTACAAATATCTCACCATTATTAACATCGCTATAAACAACAATCGCAATAGTTACTATATTGCTAGGGTTTGTAGGTTCAGTAGAAGTAAATCCACCTGCCGTAGTTGGTGATGCGTATAAAATTGTACCATTAGCAAAAGCACTTGTGTCTATTTGTCTAATAGCACCAAACGCAGTTACCTTACCATCTTCTCCGTTTAATATCGTTTCAGCAGTTACACCTAAACATACTTTAGAATCATAACTACCATCAGCTAAAAAAGGAGCAATCAATATTCTACCACTTGCACCTACTGTACCATTTGCTCTTACAATAGTTCCTTTTGTTATAGTAGCACCTGTTTGGTTTTTAACATTATAAAAAGTATCCTGCATTACACTACCTGTAACACCATTCATTATCACATCTACGCTTTCTTTATCAGCGTTCCAATACATAGTACCTTGAGCAGTAGGAGTACTTGTTGGAGTTGTATCAAACCCTATAAAACCACCGCTTAAACCATATTCTCCTAAATTTACATTAGCAGTAGCACCACTATAAGGCACATACCCTGTTAATATAGGGAAGGTTGTCAAGTTTCCTGCTCCGTTTACATATTGTAAATTAGTACCTGCAAATGCAAAAGCTAGAGTTCCACTTGTTGTTATTGGTGAACCTGTAATTCCTATTGAATCACCTGTAATAGATGCAGCTACACTTGTAACTGTACCTACTGCCCCACTTGAACGCTGCCAAATAGAACCGCTATATATAACATAATCACCTACTGCAAAAGTTATACTTCCTGCTCCAAAGTTTACAGACCCTGCTGCGTTACAAATATAAACATCACCTGTGTCGCCTGTTCCATTTGCTAATGTAGGAGTATTTGTTGCTGCACTCCACATACCTTTGTATTCCATTATAGAACTAGGTAATTGTGATACAGGAACTTTACCTGCACTATCCAATGATGCGTATCCATTAGATGCACCTTTTTCACTTCTTAACTGATAAGTATCTAATAAGGCTTGACTAGGAAAAGTTTGCACATAAGCACTACCACTCCATAAATAAAGTTTATTAGTATCCTTTGCACAATATATAGTATCAATAGTTCCTGTTACAGGAAACGCTGCCAAGTTAGCATAAAAAGAAACTGAACCTGCGAATAAAGAAGCAATCTGTTCAAGTGTAATTTTCTTTGAAACACCTGTTATTGGGTCGCCTATTATTGTTAAGTCAGTTGCTGCAGGTGACATTTCTGTCGCCAATTGATTTATTTTTTTAGATTCCATTTGAAGGTATTTGACAAGTGTCGTTTAATGAAGATAATGTTAAAGAAAAATCTATTTTAATACCTGCTAAATAATCAGGGTCGCTTTCAGTATAAAAGGTAATAGGCATATTATCACTTGCTATCCAATTATAAATTGGGTCTCTTAAACTAGCAACCATATCCTGACCTACTAAAGTCATATCACTTAATACTTCTGTTTCGTTTGTTTCTTCCATTAGCATCCTATCCATTACATAGATAGAAAAATTGTATTGTATTTGCTTTGCTAATATTTGAGCATCAGTTAAAGTAAAAAACATAGCAGGGTAAGTTACCTCACCATTACTTAATCGTTCCCAAACATCACCGAAATATACGAACTTAATTTGCTCGTGATTGTTTCCGAATGTTGTTATTTGTTTTACTATTTGATTTAAGGTCATTCTTTTTTGTTTTTTCTAAATAAACTTTTAGCTTATTTTGATTCTTAATGTTTGCTTCTTTGCTCATATTAACATCCTATTTTACCCTGATACTTTTCGGCTAGGTTTTTATTCTCATAACAACTACCATCTTCTAAATATAAAGATGAAGTGTATCCTTCTAAATCAGGTACTATGGTATCAATACCACTTGTAAAGTTTAAATATTCAGGGAACAAAGTATTATTCTGTCTTAAATATTTAATTACTCTTTGTTTGTAAAATTCTGCTCGTGTTCTATATCTATTAGCAACATCAATCATATCCTGCATTGAAGGATTTTCTGTGTTATCACCTGACTTTCTTAATAGACCCTTATTATAAAATTGATATGATAACCCCATTGGAAGTTCACTCATAACATAATAAATCAAGCAATCAGCTAAATAATTATTTAAAAGTATTACTTCGTTAGCGTTTAAATTATTTGCAGTTATACCTGCTTGTAATCTATTATAAAGTGTGCTACCCAAAGTAGGTAATATATACATATCCTGTGCAGTCTTTATTTCAGGCAATACTAATTTTTCATCTACATTAGCGTGTAATCCTGTTCTATCTTTTATACCTTGTACAGATATGAATAATGTATTTAATGACATTTCTTATTTTTTTCTTGTTACTACATTTGTTTTCCACTCGTGGCGGCAAGATTCACTTATAGTTCCGTTATCATTCCACCATCCGCCTCTCCTATCCCAAACTGAATATCCTAATCTTGCACTCATCATTTCAATATCACTTCTGCTATATAGTTTATTTGCACCTAATAAAGCCTTACAAAAAGGTCTACTATTAGTTATATCACTATTATTAAATCCTGCAATCCAATCATAAGAATAACGAACTAAAATTTCAGTTGTTTGTGGCTTTGTATCACCTACTGCCTTGCTCAATGGTTGTGTTAATTCCCTTGAAATTATAATGTTGCTATTAATTCCTTTGCCTATTTTAGTTTCAGTAGTCTTTAATATCTTTCTATCCTCTAAATCTTTTATAACTGTATTAATAGTTTCAACACTTTCATCTAAAACCTCTGCCAATACTTCAGGTGTAATATCCTTTTGTTTTGCTATTTGGTCTAATATGTCTGATTCTAATTGATTTACATCAGCAAACATATAAAAGTCTGCTTCATCACTAAAACGCTTTTTAGATTTCCAAATGTTATAACTTTCTTTTGACTCACCAAACTCCATAAATACTCCAAAGTCTTGTGCTGCAAATTGTGCATCTAATTCTTCTGAACCTAGCCAAGTATTTACTTCTTCATCACTTAACGCATATCCTGTTTTAAGCATTGCTGAAGCCTGTTCTCTATTAATCTTACCTTTAGTAAATTCACGAATGATACGCTGCATATTCTGCCACTCCCGACCTTTTAAACCTTTGATATGCTCATTAACAGATAAACTTTGTGCAGGTGCTGCAGCATCTTGTGCAGGTGCATATTTAGTCATATCAATTCCTATCTTCTCTAATACCCACTCTTTAGGAGCAACTGAAACTATTGTTTGCTCACTAAATTCTATTCCTAATGGTTCAGTAGGTATAATTTTTATTTCACTTACAACACCTTTTAATTTAGCTAACATATTAAATACACTTTCTAGGTGCATCTGTTTAGCGTTTACATAAGTATTCTTAAATATCTCGTAGCCATCACGCATCTCTGTTCTACTACCTAACTTACCTGCTTCTGCAATACCCATAATTGATGGAGTAGTAACTTGATGCCCACTAAAAATATTAGTTTGTATTAATTCATCTATCTTACCAAAATCCTCTTTTGTTAAATCACTTGTACCTAAATCATCTACGACAGGTTTCCTAGATATGTCATTGACAAAAGCAATCATATATTTCTTACCATCCGCACCGCTATAAGTCTTTCTTAATCTATTATCTACATTTCTTTTTTCTTCATCATTAGGCTCACCATTTGGTAAGGTAATAAGTTTACTAGCAGAAAACCCTGTTTGAGCATTACCTAAAATATGTTTAGATACTTCAATATCTGATTCAATATAGTTTAGAGCAGCAAAGTAACTAGGCAATCCATAGATACCTATGTTTGGTCTGTACTCTTTTATGTATAGAATTTGCTTACCTATTGGTTGTTTAGGATTAAATGCAGCAACTACTTCAGGCTTAACTTTGTTATCTTTCCAATCTTCTTTATACCAATACTGCGTATTATCTTTATTCGTGCGTATCTTAACATAATCACAATGCCATATCTCTGCTAAATTACCTGCTAAATCCCAAATAACTTCCATATAAGCACCGCCAAATATCTCAATGTCTAAAGATACCTTTCTAGTTAAATCATCTAAAGATTCAACTCTGTTTGCTTTATCAATAAAGGATTGAGCATCTGCCTCACCTGACCAACCATTACCTGTAATGTAGTGAACCTTACTTTTAATGATGGCACTATGCTTTGATGACTTGTTATATAAGTCAACTATATATTCAGGGTAATCGTTATTTTCCCCATATTTTATGTAGCCGCCATCAATACCTTTCTTCTCTTTGAATTCAGGCTGCCTAGCTTCTGCGAATGTTAATACTCTTAAATCTATCATTGTCTAATTGTATAAGTGTCTGTTGTTGTATATTCTGTAAATGATATAGTAGTACCTGAAAGCCACATAATCCCTGTTTCTAGCTTGTTTAAGCCACTAGGATTTGTGTTGCTAGTACTTGCTTGTTCATATATCTCGTATGTGTATTGCCCTTCTAAAGCAGTATTAAAGTATGTATTAGTTACAATGCTAAATTCATTGAACCTGTCTTTATATGAACTTAAATCTGTTGCGTTTAATTTGACAAAACTAATTACCTCATTACTACTTCTATTAGTAAATACAAATAAATAGTTTGGGTTAGTCAATAACTGCTTTTCAGTTAATGTTAACACAATAGTATTTGTTTCGCCTTTAGTAAAATGTATCATTACTAATATATAGGGAAATAATGAATGTTTGCAAAATAGTAATATAGTTATAATCTGCCTGAATTTTTCCGAAAAACCTATGCAATAGTTAATAAATTGGCAATATATGTCCGAATTAGTGTTATATATTTATCTAATTATGTAACAAAACAAGGTTTAATTCGGTAGTAATACTACCCTAATATCAAAAAATGTAAACTCTGCAAGTTTTGATAATATAAAATCTTGTTGCACCTAAATTATAAAAACCTGCTTTACTCAATCGGTTGAGTAATTTTACTCAAAGTAAAATAGTAAAGCTATTATTTTACTTTATCAATCAAAAAGTAAATATATAACTTGACAAATGAGCCGTAAATGATTGATAAACGTCTCAAGATTGATTGACAAATGCACATCATAAAGTGCGTTATATGTCGCATATTGCCATCATTAGTGTCAAATATGGCACATTATGATGGATATATATAACATAAAAACCCCCACCTAGAGAACTAGGCAGGGGAACTAACTATGAAAAACTACAAACCTAACCTGCAGTTGTAAGAGCAGCAGCAACTGTACTATTAACTTCAGGGGATAAGCTAGGCTCTGCTCCTGTAAATGTTAAAGTATATCCGCTTCTGTCTCCTTCAGCAGTACCTGTTGCGGCACTACCTGCGGTTAAATCCAATGCTCTTGTTTTACCTACGTACCAATACTTACCATTGTTGTCTTTAGCAACTGCGACAAGTCTATTTTGTGCTAATAATAAGATTTCATTTCTTGTATTAGCTTGTAACTTATTTAAAATTATTGTCAATTCAGGGGTAAAATACAAAGTACCATTTTGAACATTTGATGCTACATTCTCTGTAAGCATTGAAGTTCCTTTAGTTAACTCATATTTATAAAACCTCTTACCTGTTGCTTTTACTAATGCAGTAATTACACCACTAGCTTCAGTAGTAGAAGTTACATCTGAACTTGCAATAAAATAAACTTCCGTAATTCCACCTAAAGAATCACGACAATCTAGGGTATATCCCTGTGTTAATGCACACGCCATTTTTGTTTATTTTATTTTATTAAAAAATGGGGAGTATATTTCAACTCCCCTTATAATTAAATTGCTACTTTAACGATTTCATCAGGGAATGCTACGTTCACACCCATTTTGAATTCTGCTGCAAAACGAACTTCATCAGCCTCTTTTGCAAAGAAGATTTCAAACTTTTCTTCTTCGTTAAGTAAATCTGTACCCAAGAACAAGTTGCTTAAACGCATTGCGTAAACATCATTTGTTCCGTTTAATCCTTGTAAAGCTACTACTTTAATAGAAGTTCCCGGAAGTACAAATTCGCTATCTGCTTTACCATCAAAAGCATAATTGAACATATTAGCGTTCTTTAATGCAATTGTGTAAGTACGGAATGTATCCATACCACAAACAATAACCATATCTTCAGAAGCTACTACTTTAGCAGGAATTGCACTATATACACCATCAAATAATGCAACTACGTTTGCAGCAGTAATAGAACTCAAAGGAGCACCTGAAATATAACCTGATACGTTAGCATCAACTACACCTGCAGCAGCACCGATTAATTTGATGAAGCCATCAAACTTATTTAAGTTACCATTAGCAGAAGCAGTATCACCCTGCCATAAAGCAGTCTCTAATTGAGCAGCAATTGTTTTAGCTTTTCTATCAGAATAATCTTGCTCAAAAGGAATTGAATCATATTGGCTACCTGTTGGTAAAGCCTTTTGTAAGTATTTAGCTTCCAATGCTTTAGGACATAAAGCCTCTTGTACTTTAATCTTACCTACTGTTACAGTTCTTTGTGTAAAAGAAGTTGTACCTGATGCGTTCCAACCGCAAGTACCACCTGCTTGAAAGAAAGCATCTGTATCCATAATATTAATGGTTTCTGCGGATTTAACTCCAACCATTACGTTTCCTGCACTTTTAATAAGGGCAGCAGTTTTTGCACCTAATACAGATGAAGTCACTAACTGTGCTTCGTTTTCTTTAGTATAGTTGCTTAATGTTGATACTGAAAATGACATTTTTTATAAATTTATTTGTTTAAAATTGCGTTTCTATATTTCTCTAATCTCTCATACTTGCTATCTTTTGTAGCTACATATGATTGAAAAGCGTTTGCTGCTTTTTGAGTAGGTTCAGCAGTTGGAGTGTTTGAAAGTGCTTCTACTAATTCAGCTACTTGTGCAAACCCTTGTTTTACTTTGCTCTCTAATTCAGCAATTTTTGCTTCTAATTGACTTTTTTGCTCTGCAAACTCTGCCTTTAATTCTTCTGCCATAGCAGTAGTATCTTGTGCAGGTGCTACAGGTGCAGCAGGTGCAACAGGTTCTTCTTCTACAATATCTTCTTTAGGGGAAGAAATTTCAATGATTGTTCCTGTTTCATCTACTTGGATAGAAGTACCATCCATTAATTGATGTTCGCCTTGTGGAGCAGGAGTGCCATCAGCCATCTCTACTTTACCACCGATTTCTAATGCAGAAATCATAACCTTTGTTCCATCAGCCAAAGAATATTCAGCCATTTCTACCTTTGTAACTACAGGTTCTGCAGGTGCAACAGGTGCTTGTGGCTCAATTACTTGTGGCATATCTTCAAATAAGGCTCTTATTTGTTGTAATGCTTCTTTTGGATTCATTTTATTTTTCTTTAAATGTTAATAAATAAGGTAGTTTATCACTTAACCGTTCATCCTTATTATTTACCGTTCATCAAATTAATCAAAAAAAGTGGGGCAAATGTTTGGAATGTGTTTAAAACCTGTGTACTTTTACTATGTCATTGAGAGACACCAAAAACAAACACTATGAAACACAAAACACTCCCTGCTCCAATTGAAGTTAAACTTTTTGTTACTTTAATTATTTCAGCTATTGCTTCAGTTTTAATCCAATTTTTAATCAAATAAAATAAACACTATGAAAAACCAAAAATCACCTGAAGAACTTTATCAGTATTTAACAAATCAAAGGGGATTTGAAATTGCTAGAAGGTCATTATTAAGACAAATGAAATGGTTTGAACCAACTGCATTAGAAAATTCTATTGCTAACACTTATGGAATGTTAATGTGTTCAAATGGTGGCAATAAAGATGAAGCAGTAAAATTTATTTGCACTCTTTATAAACCTGAAAATTTATTGAGTTTAATGAAGATGGCTGAAAATAAAGAAGAATTAACTGAAGAAATTATAAACAATTTAAAATAAAAACTATGAAAAATTTAATTGAAAAGTATGAAAGTCTAGGTTATGTACTAACTGTTAAAGAAGAATTAAACATTGCCCTATGTATGAAAGCTAAAAGCAAAGCTAGATTCCCTAAAGCATTATTTAATTACAGGTTCAAAAGTCCTGAAAGAATGGCTGAATATTGTTCTGAATGGATTGAACGAGTTGAAAAGAATATTAATAGTGAAAATGAAAGAAAGGCTAAAAAGAAGGAAGCACAAAAGAATATGAATCACAATTTTGTTGAAGGTTCAATCATTTACAATTCTTGGGGATATGACCAAACTAACATTGACTTCTACCAAATCGTAGAAGTTAAAGCAAAGTCAGTAATTATAAGAGAAATTGCTAGTAGTTATGTTAAAGGTTCTGAAGGTTTTATGTGTGCTAATGTTAAGCCTGTTAAAGATTATTTTGTAGGTGAACCTATTCTTAAAAAGATTGTAACTTCAGTTAATTATAGTGGAAACATAACTTATAACTTATCAGCAAAGCATGGATGTTTCTGCAATTTCATTGAAAGCAAAGAAGAAAAAGGAGTTTACTCTAGTTGGTATGCTTAATAAACTAAATTTTGCTATTTATAATAAATACATTAAATTACATATATGGAAATCATAATAGACAACAAGCCGGTAGAAATTGAACCAAATGAAAGAATTCTAATGGAATTAATCAATGGCAGACCACCGGCTAATGAAAGCGAAAAAGAATTAGTACTTGAATTAGAGCAAATGGAAAAGGAAGGATTTACTCCTTACATTCCATCTAACCTTTAGATTTATCTAAAAACTTCTTATAAGAAGATGAATCATAAATAGTCTCTTTACCGTTAGCCTTACTATATATTAATTTTGGAGTTGTTCCATTATTATCATACAAATGTAATTCATTGAATATATTATTTTGAGCTAACTTTGGGAATATAGTAGAGATTTCTTTGTGCATCTCTTTGATGTATTTAGGTGGTACATATCTACCCGAATTAATTGCTCTTTCTTTTGCTCTATCTAAAGATGTTTTTACATCAGTAGTTACATAATGAGCAATTACATTCTTACCTGCATCTCTTTGCATTTTAACCTTATCAACTACACTCTGATAGCTTCCATCTCCTACTGCATCAACTACTGCATCATATTTTTTGCTTACTGCATTTCTAATTATATCCTTTGAAAGTTTAGAACTTTCTTCGTGTACTTTAGATGCTGCTTTGAAATTTTTAGTTTCAAGCATTTTATTATATTCGGGTAATTCTTTTTTGATTCCATCGGGGTCAATTTTAAGAATGCCATCGGGATATACAACTTGACCTGATGTCTCTAAAGAACTTTTTCCGGTTGCAGGTGCTCCCCCTAAAAAAAAAGTAGTTCCTAAATTAGTAGAACCTTTTGATATTTCCTTATCAACTATTTGCTTTTGGAATGCTACTCGTTCTTCATTAAAGTTACCTGCCTTATCTGAATATAATTTTAAAGTGTCCATACTTGGTCTAGACAATAATTTATCTACACTTGCTTGAGCATCTTTTTGATATTTAGCTGCTATTTCTGCAGGGGTCATCCCATTTATTTTACCACCACCTGTTGATTCTTTATCACCTCCGCCTTCAGGTCTCCTACCACTTCCCGGTCCACCTAATTCTACTTCTTCTAATATTTTATATATCTCACTCATTACCTGTTGTTCTTTAGGTATCTTTGGAGTATAGTTAAATATGCCCTCAATAGAGAATCCATTAATCTTACCTTCTTTAACTTGCTGCCATACTGCATCATTTTCTACTAACATAGATACAAACCAACTACCATCAGGTGCATCTTCAAATCCCTTCATTGGCTCAATACCCCTAGCCTTATCACTAATAAAACTTTCAAACATTGTTACCCCTGATTCTATTTGGTTAGGGTCGTGCATTAGGTTCACATTGTTTTGGTAACCTTTTTTAAAGTACTTCTGTACGATTTTGACAATAGTATCTTTAGAGAATGCCACATAATAATCACCGAAATTAGCATCACTTCTAAAAATAGGAGTGTCAGCCAACATAGCACAACCGCTAATGATACGCTTATCTTCACTAATGATTTGAAACTTTTGTTCATTTTTAAAGGCATTCCAATTCTTTTGAATGGCAGGTCTATCAACTAAAGCGACAAATTGCACTTCAGCATCATCCGCTAAATCATCAGAAATTTCTAACATATATAATGGTAATTCCATACTCATAAATATCTAATTTTAAAATATTAACTAAATCTTGCTCTCTGTCTTATTGCAGCTATCCTTTGTTGATTGCTAGTTACATCACTCTCAATCACATAGGCTCTTACTGCTTGATTGCCTATGTCATTAATTGACTGCTGATTTAATTGTGTTACCTGTGCTTGTGGTGCTTGTGGTGTTATAGGTGCTTGACTAGACATTGAAGGCATACCACCACCTGCACTACTTGTACTCCCTGAACTTAATATACTTTTTGCCCTACTAGCAGCACCTAATACTGCTGCAATTTGAGTAGCATAAAATATAGGAAATGCAAATGCTGCTGCAGGACCTGTTGCTTTTGCACTTTTTTGAGCAATTTGTAAAGCATTAATAAATCCAACACCTGTACCAATAACTATATCAGTTAAAGCAGCCGCTTTAGCTACTGCAGTACCTTGTCCTGCTAATTGACCAATTAAAGCTAATCCACTATATGCTACTTGCAATTTAGCATCAGCAAAAGTTTTTTCAGCCTCTAATAAATCACTTTTATTTTTTTTATCGTTATTAGTAGTTTCATTCATCCAACCTAATGTAGTATTGGTTCTTCTAGTTAAACCACCTTTCATTACATCTTCTACTCTACCATCAATTTCTTTTTCAATATCTTCTTTATCTTTTGCCTGAAGTTCTTTTATTTCTTTATAATCAAGAATTTCTTGTCTACCTATTTTTTCTCTTATCTTTTTTTGTTCTTCATATTTTTTTACTTCACCATCTATTATTATTTTAATTTCAGCTTCTATTTTTTCAATTTGCTTAAGAATATCTTCATCATTCTGCCTTTTCTTTTCATTTAAGTTATCAACACGCATTTGAACTCTTAAATCTTTTAATCTTTGGTCATCAGATATAAGTTGTTTTCTTAAATCATCAGATGCTTTTTCTGCATTCTTTTTTTGTTCTTCATCTTCAATTTTTGAAATTCTAGTTAAATCTTTTTTATATTTTTCATATTTTTTTCTATAATCTTCTTCATAAGCATCTAAAATCTTTTTTTGGTTTTCATTATTAACTTTAGCTATTTCTGCTTCAGTTGCACCTTGTTCTTTTAATTTAGCTATTCTATATTTATTACTTCTTTCTAATGCTTTAATATCAAGATTAAGATTTTCTTCTTGTGTAGCCAATGATTCATTTAAAGCATCCTGTGCTTCTTTTGCTGATTTTGTTGTATCTGTCCATTCAATTATTTTACTAATTAAAAAACCAATACCTGCAACTAAAGCAAGAATACCTGTTGACATTATTGCACTTCTTAATGTAGCAAATGCTGCAACAACTTGTGTTCTAATAACTGTAGCTAATATTTTAAAACTATCTATACTTTCACCAACTGCTTGTAATCCTTGTGATAAAGCCATAGCAGATTGAACCTTTAGTAAAGTCTTTTGAACATTATCACTTTCTGTACCAAATAAAGCCATTGCACCTTGCACCGCACCAAATCCACCTGCAACACCTGATAAAGATGCAGTTAATGATTTAAACTTTGCATCAGGATTAAAAGCATCAGATAATGATTTTGCATCACCTAATCTATCTCTTAACTCTGCTACTTTTTTAGCAGCATTAATTGCTTCAGTAGATGTAGCACCAAACTTTTCTGATAATGTTATAACATCTTTAGAAGCCTCTCTTAATTGTTCTCTAAATGATTTAACAGGACCTTCAGCACCTGAAGTGTCTACTTTAATATTAATATCTAAATTTTCTGCCATTAGTATGTTGTTTCAATTACTTTTAATAAACTTATTTTCGTAGTGTTGTATTCCATTGGATTAAATCCATCTACCTTATTTAATCTGAATAGTACACCATCTATCCAAATGTATTTGCTAAAATCTAAATTCAATATATCTTGTGTATTAAGCAATGCAGAACAAGTTAATAGTTTACTATTTTTATCAGTTATTTCTGCTATATAATCACTATGATATGCGTTAAATAGATTAACTATTGGATATGTTGTTGGCGTAAATGATAACTCTTTAGGTACTCCAAAGTTAATATCATTATTAGGTGTATTAGGGTCATCTAAATGACCTGCATAACCATAAGTTGTTTGACTACTTAATACAGTTGCCCCATTCATTATATTCCAACTTGTAATACCTGTTATCTTTTTAACTTGCATAATTCTTATAACACTATCCATAACATCCTCTTTTGTATTGTTGTTAGATAGTTTATAAATAGCAGGGTATATTTTATCAGTTCCTGTTTGTTGAAATAAAACGCTAGGTGCAAATATTATATCTGTTGTTTCTGTATCTTTTGCAAAGTCAAACTCTGTATCATAAATCCTATCTGCGTATCCTTCGCTATATTTCTTTGTGTAGTTTTCATTATAAAAATCGTTATCACTCTTATATTTATATTGATAGTATCTTGCATTAAGTTCACTCATTGGCTTTATGCTCAATGGCTTTGCCCTATCAATTTTATTAGACCAATCCTCTGCATTATCACTAACTGAAGGATAAAAGTTTATATAAGGTTTTATAATTATCTTTTTATCATCCCACTTATCATCATAAACATAAAGATTAAACATCTTACATATACTCAAAAAGAAATCTCTTTGAAATATACCTTTAGGAATTACATTATTAATTTTAATATTTTCACCATAATTAATAGGAACTATTTCTACTGAAGTAGTTGTCATATTAAATCCTGAAGAACTTAAACTATTAAACTCATAAGGTTGACTACCTAATGACCAAGTAATATGCAACTGAAAATAATCACTTGGATTAATTGTTACCCCTGTTAGATTAAAATTTACTTGGAAAAAATTACCACTAAATCCGCTACCCATACTATATGATGCAATAGCAGTTCCATTTTTCTTTAAAGACATTGTAGCATTTTGACCTATTGCCCATTCTGCGTTTACATTAAAATCTATATTTACTACTTTTGAAGTAGCACCTGTATATGTAAATAATGTATCACTAGATGTTAATGTAAAGTTCCCCAATGTTATTGTTCCAAATTGCAAATATAATTCAACTGCAGTTCCACTATATGTTTGGTCTATTGGATATGCTTTTAATTGAACATTACTTGAACTAGATAAAACCTTTTGATTATGTGGTATTATAAGTCTATTATATAATTCTAAATCACCTGCTTCTAAATCTAAAGTATATGTGTAATCAGTTCCTGAAAATATTTTATCTATATATTCAGCTACAAATAAAGCAGGTCTAAATGTACTTACTTGAAAATCTTTTTTAAATGTTCCATAAGTTCCTGTGCTTACATTACCAAAGTCAATCAATGGGTAATAATAACCTGCACCTGTTATGCTATTCCAACTACTTGTAATATTTGAAACATTATAAGTATGGTCATATGCACTAAAATCTAAATCCTCTATTCTTGAATTTCCTAATGCAGTTATAAATCCGCCTAATTCACCAAAGACAGAACATTGATATTCTATTGTTTTGCCATCTACAACTATCTCAAGTATTCTTAATGTACCCTTAAATATCTGTACCTTGTCAATAAATATCTTGCATTGTGCTGCTTTACTTGCATTGAAGTTATAGTTAACATTTGGTAAGGTATTATCAAAGAAATTAGCATTACCTAAATCAAATACAAATCCAAATATTTGGTTATTTATAGCAGTACCTGATAATGATATAGTTTTACTAAAGGAAGTATTTTTACTACCAAAATCAGTAATGTCATCTATTGCATAAGTAAACTCTGTACTTATATCTTGCAATAAATCTAGTTTATAATCTTCTACATATATCTCTGTGCTAATCATTATCTAAATTGGCTTGTTAAATATTTACCTACCTCTATGTCAATTTCAAAGTTAAATAACTTGTCACTACTTTCTAACTTATACTCATAGTTTGTGCTACTAATTGTAACAGGGAAATAAGCACCTTGCACTTCCATATATGTAATTGTACTTGCAAACAACTGTGCTAACCATTCATAATCCTGCTCACTAACCCAATCCGATATAAGATGAAACTTATCCTTATGTTGAATAGCATAGTTCAAAGTAGTTTCATTATACTTATTATAAGCATCTATATTGGTCATAGTGTTTCCGCTTAACTGCCAATCATTCCTTCTGTACGAAGCCCTTTGTAGTTCTGTTGACCTTTTATTAACCAATGCAAACTTCATAGTATCCCAACCGCCTAAACGATTTAGGAAATGTAAATTGTACTGTTTGTATTTAGGATAGCACTTTTGAGTAAATTGTAACTTTCTAGATATTGCCACACCTCTTTTTAAATAAACATTATACCCATAGGTATCTTCTGTAATAAGTGTTCTACCTGCAAAAGTATTGATATGCCCTGCTTGACAATTAAACAAATTCATCTCACCACTAAAAATAATGCTACCACTTGCAGTATCTACTACTGAACCTGATTCATTTACAACATCAATCCAAGCCGAATAATCACCGCTAGTAATCTTAAAATAAGTCGCATAAAAATTATCCCCATACTCAATCGTAATATTGTCATTGTCTCTTTCCGTAATCCAATCATCTGTAAAGTTTTCTAAAAGTAAATTGTCGTAATAATCAGACAATACTAATGGGGTATTGTTATTGGTAAATAGAATATCTGCAAATAATGGTGGATAATAATTGTAAGAACTTAATGCACCTGAAACTAGATTTAAACTTGTAACTAAATTACCCCCACTTACATACTCCTCACCTATCTTTATTTCACTATCTACTTTTATTTTATCATTAGATGCCACCAAAATAGAACTACCTGAAGGCTCAAAGTAATTAGTTACATAACTCCTTACCATTGGTGATGCGTTAAATACTCCATAGCTACCTTCTGCTGAAGGTGATGGATATACTTTTGTCCTACTAACTTGACTTCCGTTTACATAAACATCATACACAAACTTAAACGCTAGTTCACCTGTATTAGTTGAACTTGAAACGAACCATAAGTCATCGTGCATACTGCTATAAGGTGCAGGACTACTTTGTATTGTTATTGCCATTGCTTAATTCTTTACCTATTTGTTTTATCTTAATTTGAATGTCTTTACCTAATGCCACTTCCATTACTTCATAGAAGTTTTTACCGAATGTTTCTTTTGCTGCATTGTCAAAATAATGTGTTGACCTAATACCTTTTCTATGTATAGACCTAGCTATTACATAAGCTAAAGACTTTTTACTATCTATTGCCTTTGATTCTACCCCTAGCTTTCTATAAGGTTTTACAGATACTGCTTTTAGTTTGTTATAACCTAGCCAACCTTCTACTGCTGAAATTGGAATGCTTTTTTTAGATGGGTTAAATTTGTAAGGTGTCTTACTATCTGCCTTGATGTTTTTAGTTCCTTTTACCCCTTTGTTTACAAAATCAAAATACTTTGAAGCAGGTTCACTTTTAGGATAACCTAATGATAATGTATAACTTGTACCAAACTTTGTGAACTGCAACCTTATATCATTAATATTACCTGATGCTATTGAACCATTTGCTCTTAAATTTTTTTGAGCATTTAATATAAAGTCAGCACCAAAGTCTTTTAACAATCTTTCAACCACAGGCAATTCACCTTCCTTCATAGGCTTTTCACCTAATGTATTCAGAAATCCATCCGCTATTGCTTTTGCCTGTGCTTTACTAATGCTCATACCAATAAATAGGACATTGGTCTAAAAATAACTAACCCCACCTTTTTTAAGGATGGGGTCGTTAACCAAAAACTAAAAAACTATCTTACCTTCTTTATTTGCTCATTGTCATAATCTGTCTTTGCTTTTAGATAGGACAGGATATTTAAACATTCTATTGTTGTGAGTTCATACGCTTCCGTAACTGTGCAATTTTCATACTCGGCAATAAGTTTGGTGCTATATTGCCATCCAAAATATTCAATAAATTTACTACCACCCCTGTTGCTTCCTGCCCCTTCATCCCTTCCTTTATCAGTTTGTTCGCCATATAATCCTGTGAAACTTCTATCCAATTTCTGTATACTTGATAAAAAAAAACCAAAGAGTGATAAACATCTATAAACTTTGCCTCTAACATATCGTTAGCATATTCTTGATGTTTACTAGCATCGTAGTCTATATCAAATAACATTCCAAAGTATCTCTTTTGTGGTATTACCATTGTAGCTGCCAACTTGTGAAGGTTGCCGTATAAATCCTCACTAAATACCTTGCTCTCAATGTACCTAGCGAATGGCATCTTGCTTATATCGTAGTTTACTCTATATGCTTTGTTGTAGGATATATTGATAAACTTAACAGGCTTTCCTTTAATCGGTTCATTTAAGAAAGTAATGCTTTTACTTAACTCTGCATATTCATTCAAAGGAAGGCTATCTACTTGCATTTCTGTAAGATTATTGACTATTGCAACTAATCGTACATTTATGTCTAGGTCAGTATCATTCTTATCTTTTGAGTTAAGAACATTGTAAATCTGTTGGTATTGCCAAACGCTTATTTTTTCCCACATAGTTCTTTAAATTTACATAAAGATACAACAATTGTTAATAACACCACACCTAATAATGTACCTATAATTAATCTAGTTAGTTCCATTGTAATACCTAGTATAACTTTCATATGTTATTAATTTTGTATATTAAAGCTAATTGTTTTGAATATTCTAAATCCTCTTTAAGTGATGTAATTTGCAAGTTTTTTATTGATAGTTCTATTTCTAGTTTCTTAATGCGTTCAATTAGACCTTCTATTTCCATCCTGTCTAATAGGCTCTGTTTTAATTCGTATGGTTTCATAGTTTTTGTTTTTAAAATATCCCTGCCCCCATTGGGATAACCCACTAACGATTATTAATTTTAGTTAAGCAGGGATAGTAAGTTTAAATATTTTGTAGATATGCAGTTATTAAGAATGCGAAGATAAGGATAATTACTGCTTCTGTATTGTGGTTTTTCTGTTTCATAAATTTAATTATTTTATTGTATAAATATATCCTTTTGGAAATTTCTTTTGACATTCTGAACCAACCCCCATTACCCAAGAATTATCATATTCATTTGTATCTGTAGATGGATAAGCCGACCCACCATAAATAGAGTTAACAAAATACTGTGGGTTTGTTATTGCTTTACCACAACAAGGACAATGGTTTAAATTTTTACTATCTGCCTTTTCTCTATTTGATTCAAACATATCTTCATTTGATATTCTTGGAATGTCAATAATGTTTTTAGGTTCTTTTATTTCTGTTATCATAGCTTTTGGTTTTAAAATTTGTGCGTTGGTCAGTCGCACCCCTGACTATTGGGGGTTAGTTAAATAATTTGATGTTCAGAAATTAAACCGACTGCAGCAAAAAAAGTTTGGTCACCTGTTTTTAAAGCATTAACCATTACATACCCTTCTAAGTCAGTTTGAAAAGGAAATTGGGTTGCATCTTTTACATATGCTTTACCATTAATAAGCCTAACAATAGGATTCTTTTTAAATCCCCTGCCATATCCACTTTGATAATAACCTTTACCAATTTTTGTTGATTGAATCGTTTTCATAATAAATAGTTTTTGTTTGTTTGTTTACACAAATATATAACAGGATATATACACATTCCAAACATTAAGCCAACTATTTTTAAACTTTGTGATGAACGGTAATTATCAAGGATAAACGGTAAATTACATAAAAGTATACCTGCCATTTCCCCTTTTGATGCTGAAGTTATTCCACGCTAAAGCCAATGCCATTACGCAGTCATCGTGAAAACCACTCGGTGCAGAATACTTAACCCCATTTGCAGTGAACTGATATTCAAACACTTGCAGTTCGTTTGTTATTGCTCCTTCAGGGAATCCAATTCTACCCTGTTGTATTGCAGTTGCAAGACCTTCCATAAGTTGCTGCTTACTTGAACTCGTAAACTTTAGACCTTCAATGGCTATCCCTTCCCTTTGTAAATCTTCTAGGATAGGGTCACCTACACCTGTGCTATCTACTAATATAGGACATCTAGGCAGCCTTTTAATATTCTCTTTGGTGTTATGCCAATCCATTTGGTAACGGTCAAAATAAGCCACATTACCACTATTATCTAATCCTATGATTACTGTATGGTCAACTGACTTTGCAAGGTCAATACCAAATGCAACTATTTGTTGGTTGCTAATAGGCTTAATGCAATCCTGAATGAATTTGTTCCCAAATGGGTTCGCACTATTCTCTGAAGGATTCGCCATATATTCCTGCTCAAATACTACATTTGGCAGTTGCATTCTTGCTTCATCTATTTCCTGTGGGTCTATGTATGGATTATCATAGCTAGTAAATTTAAAGGATGCCCAATCATTTTCACCTGCCTTCATAAATAGGCTATAGAAATAATTCTTACCTCTAGGTGTAGAAAGGAATATTGCCTTCCCTTTGTAATCTGTCAGGGTTGGTCTAATACTATTCTGCCATCCTGATTCAAGTTCAGGGATAAAGGATGCTTCATCTATGATTACCAAATGAAATTTGCGACCCCTTAAATTATCTAATCGTTCCCCTGTGAAGAATTCAATCTGTCCGCCATTAGGGAAATCTATTTTAAGGTCTGACTTGTTTTTAGGCAATTCTAGAGACTCTGTTAGCTTACTGAAGAAAACCTTCGCCAACCCATAAGTAGGAGTAATATAAGCAACTGAATATCCTTTAACCGCATATGTGACTGAAAGTATCTGTGATAGTTCTGACTTACCAAATCTTCTGCCGCACATCACCACTCTAAAACGCTTGTCGCATTCTAATATCTTCTGTTGATTTGCGTGTGGGTTAGGTAAGAATATTTGCATTATAAAATAGTTTTACCATCTACAAAGATAACTTCTATTTTATTATCTGATTTAATATCCATCTGTTCCTTTGGCTTACCATATACCCTAGTCAATAAAGTTTCAATTGAATACAGGCTGCCCTTGCTCATTGAGTTTAATATAGCCTTGCAAATGGTTCTTTCTAATGCAGTTGCTAATACATCATCTTGTATAGATTTAAGTTGTTCTTGATTCATTGCCATTAGATTTTGTATTGTATCGTTTACTTCAGATAACTTATACCCTTGTTCAATAAGTAAGCTAACATACTTTTTAGGTCTGCCATTAGGATTCCCTGACTGACCCTTTACAAATGGTATTAAATGTTCTTTGCTCATTCTGTTTTTATTCTGTTTATTTATCTAATTTAGACTTAAAATGCTCACAAAGTTTATCCATCTTGCTAACATAGTATGTCATAAAATCTTTGAATCCTTCGTTATCTTGTTGATAGCTAACATACAATATACCCCTTAATCTTTGTGATGGGGTCTTGTTTGTTTCAAGGTCTGTCTTAATGCTATCTATGTTATCTAGTTCATCTTGTTGAAATGGTTCTTCTTTGATTGCTATGTAACAGAACCTTTGGTTAAGTTGGAATACCTGTGCTGCATCATTTGGTGACATTTCCTGTGTTCCAAATGTTACCTTAATTGTTTTATCCTTCCTAGAAGTTAAGCCTTCTATTTGTGCAGGTAGTATTATCATCTTCCTTGTCCTTTATATTGTTTTGGTCTAGGTGAATGTTTGTTAAATGATTTCTTTGCTTGACCCCTTTTCCTTTTACCGAATGATAATTTTGAAGAATCACTTTTAATCTTTGCCATCTAATTTTTGTTTATGTATCTCTTTTAAAAATTCCATATATTGTTTCTTGTCTCCGTATTGTAAATGATGCTCTCTGCATAATGCCATAAGATTATCTATTGTATCCCCTTTCTTTGTTCCCCCCATTCCCCTAGCTTCTATGTGATGAATATCAACTGCCCTTGCTCCACAAGTTTCACAAGGTATAAAATCCTCACCGGTGTAACCAAAATGGTTCAGATATACTTTAGTGTGATTTTTTATTTTTTATCTATTTGTTTTAGTTTATTTATTGCCCATTCAACACCTGAAGTACCACCCCACGCATCCCACATTAAACCTCCACAACCTTCTGAATATGGAACATCTTTATTTTGTTGTTGCCTTTTAAATGATGCCATCCTAGCAATAGTATCCCTAGATATATTTTCTTTGTTTGCTAATTGGTTTGCCCTTGCTTTGCCAACTGCAGTTCCACATTCACCCCATCCATTTTCTTCTGCCCACTTCAATGCTCTCTTTGCATTGTTACTAGCTGATTCAGGATAGTCATTATAAGTCTCCTCATATTTACCACTAGCTATAATAGCTGCCCAAACTTCTGCAGCCTTTTCTTGTGTATCATAAATACAACTTCCTGTACCTATTCTATATTTTCCGTTGGAACATTTATATATTGGCATTGCCTATCAATTTATTATAAATAGCAAAACGCTTGTTATTTATAGCCTCAAAGTTAAACTCCCTTTCACAGAATTCAAATAGTTTTTGTCCGTATTCTATTCTAGCTGCTTCATCAAAAGTTAATAGCTTAATCCATTTATACCAATCTGTTTGATTATTTACATAGCAGACAGGCATATTTTTATAAGGATGCACATTGCTAACTATTGCAGGGTTTTTCTTTGCAGCCGTTTCTAATACCTTTAGATTTGATTTCATTGAACCAAACTTATTCTCAACTAAAGGAATTAAACTTATATCAGAATCAGCATAAGCACCCATATATTTTGTAATCTCTGCATAGTCATATATGGTAGGGTTTAACTTTAAGCCGTTTGTAAATACTCCTATCATTCTATCCCAAAGATGTTTTTCACCTAGATTATATCCTGCAATAACTGTTTTAACAGGGAAGTTAATTTTTTTCATTGGCTGCCTTAATATATCTAAATCAGGAACGTGTGTACCTGAACCTGACCAAAACAATCTAACCATATCTGATTCTATCTTATTATCTTGAAACTGCTCTTTGCCATAAGGTAAAGCATTAGGGAATATTTCTACATTAGGATTATATACTGCTATTTCTTCTGCTAACCTTTCGTGTGTGCAGGTGCAAAGGTCTGCAATTCTAATAAAATCTGTTATTCTTTTTGTAACATCACTATCTCTATATCTATCAGATAAAATATGGGAAGGTGGTAAAATCCAATAGTCATCATTATCTACAACTAATTTAAAGTTGTATCTTTTTCGCATAGCCTCAAGCATACTTATTTCTGTATATGCTAGGAATCTATTAAATATTACTATGTCATAGTTGTTATCAAATACTGCTTCGTTTATTGTATCTGTAATTAAACAATAATCTTTCTGCATATTAACTAAAGGCATCATAATTCTATGATAACCTACACCGCTAAACTTACTTGTGATAGCTAGTATTCTCATAAAGGAAGGTAATATGTTTTGCTGCCATTTGAATAATTTGCGACATTGCTAGTATGTAACTCCCAAGTACTTTTAACTAATTCATTCTTATTATAACCATAAGCATCTATTCCATTCTGTTCTATGTGTGTAGCATAACCTGTACGAATGTATTTAGTATATAACCCTGCTGCTCTAACTCGTGTGCAATAGTCTAGGTCAATTGCTCCGTATGGGTCAAGTGCAGTATTGAAAGCACCTACATTTTTTATAACCTCTTTACTTATTGTAAAGTTTCCTATTATATCTGTAGTATCATCAAAGCCATTTACTAAAGGGATAGCACAAATTCCTATCATTTTATCTTGCATAAATTCATTCCTAACCTTTAACCAATTATCAGGTTCTAATATATCATTAGATAATAAAGTAACATATTGAATATTGTTAAAGTCTATTTTATTTAAACCTACATTAATAGCATTAGCTATACCTTTTTCTTTTACTATTACAACCTGTTCAATATCTGTTCCTGCATTAGATAAGTTAATGCCTAATGTTTTAACACTATTGTTTTGATAGTTTAAAAATATTACTGCGTTCATTTTATTATATTTTTTCCTAATGATTTAGCAGGTACACCTGCATATTTTGTATATGGTTCTGATTCTCCTTTAAAAAATGCACTTGCTCCTATCATACAACCTACGTGAATATTGCTAAATTGATGTAATACTGCATTCAATCCTATGTTAGATTTTTCACCTATTACAGAATGCCCACCAATTTTAGCACCGCAACTTATTGTAACATTATTATTTATTGTGCAATCGTGTCCTATATGTGCGTGTTTCATTATAAAACAATTATCACCTATATAAGTTGCTTGTTCTGTTCCTGCATCTATTGTAACTAATCCTGTGATTATATTATTACTTCCAATAATAACTCTACCACTAATTACCTCTCTCATTCCATTATGTTTATTATTTACATTACGTTCATATTTCCAAAACTCTTTATGTTCTGCAGGGTCTCCTATAATGCAATAAGCACCAATGTAATTGTTATCACCTAGTATAACATTATCACCTATGATTGCGGTTGGATGTATATAATTAGCCATTCTTTTTCTTTCTAGTTTTTTTAATTATAACTTGTTGATTTTCAACTACTTCACTTTTTTCACCTTTTTCACTAATTTGGTTTTCTATTGGTAAACTTTCATAATACCTATATAATCTTAAAATCATTTCCATTCTACAATCACCGCACCAAATGGTAAGTATAAAAGTAGGGTTAATATATGTTTTATAAATATGCTCATACATTTTAAGTACAGGCAAATCTAGGTTTCTTACATAACCACTTAAAGCAGTTTCATAATTATTATAGTGTTCTTTTAAAAATTCTCTGTGTTCTAGTTCCATATTTTATAGATTAATGTTTCAGTAATAGCACCTAGAAATCCTGATATAAATACAACACTTGCTATATCTACAACTAATTTAGGTGAGAAATATAATACGACCCCAACCCACGCAGCCAAACAACTTCCGCAACTGAAAGGCTTGAAGTTGAGTTTCCATTTACGGTGTAGGTTGTGTATAGAATTAAAAAATAATGATGTACAGACACTTGTTATAATAATTTGAATCATTTCCTAATGTGTTTTTTTAGTTCGTTTTTAGTTTGTTTCAAAGTTCTTATGATTGACATATAAGGTATTCCTGTCTTTCTACTTAACTCTTTAGCGTTCTTATTAAATTCAAAAGTATATAAATTTAATATTTCTTTTTGATACCAATGTAATTTTTCTATACCATTCTCCATTATATCTATAACACTATTTTGTTCTACCTCTGCTTTTTCATTATGCTCATATTCAGTATAGTTTCTATACTTTTTCCAAAATTGACTTCTATCTGACTTAATCATATTCAACATAGTTCGTACTATATAAAATCTAATTTCATTCCTTTCATATAAGCCAAATAACTTTTCATCATCCATTTCTAGTAGAACCATAAACACTTCTACCTTTAAATCATATTGCAATTCTTCAGGTTGCATCTTCGCAAATGCCTGATTGACTTCATCATTAAGCCAATATTGCTCTATAATTTTATTTTTGTCCATTCTACCAAAGTAGGTTTGTTATCTACTTCAGTACAAATATAGACTAAACTTCCACATTTCCAACAATCGGTAAATCTTTCAATTTGTTCTTTACTTAATTTATCACCTAATTTTTTTACTTCAACCATAACATATTTACCTTCTTGATTATATCCTTGAAGGTCTGCCCACCCCTTTTCTATAGTTCCTTTTCTTCTGCCATAAGGGATATTGTTAACTCTGTTAAGTCTTACACCTATGTAGCCGAGATTTAACTTTGCCCATTTTGTAAGTTCGTTTGCTGAAATATCCATAATTTTTCGTAAAATTCTTTTGTGAATAATAGCCTGTCTTTATTTTTTTCTAAATCAAGTATAGATAAATAGCAGTCTTTAAAGTTGTTTGTATAGCACCACTTTACAACTCCGTATTCTGTATATCTAACTTGGTAAGTTTTCAAAGTATTTGACAAGTGCTAATTTTTTACATTGTGTGTCTACAAAATTTTCATCCTTAATGCGTTTATTAAATTCCTTTGCATCAGTTCCATAAAGTTTCTGCAATCTTTGAGCATTATCTTCTCTTACTATCCTAACAATTTGTAGCATTTCGCTAGGATGAAATTTCAATTTTTCCTGTTTTATTAAAATATCAAATACCTTTTCTGCATTAAATACCCTGTTAAAGTCATTTCTAGCCGATTCTAGCCACTCTTTCTGCGTGAATGATACTATTTCATCATCAGTTAGTTTTGGTGGCTCTAATTCGTTTATAACAGGTTTTGCTATTTTTCTTACTTCATTAGCTTTTTTAGTATAAGATACCATAACCTGACCAATAAATTTAGGTGAAAACTTTTCATAGTGTTCTGTGCTGCAATCTAACTTACCCTGCACCGCCATCTTAAAAGCTATTCTAAATTCTTGTATTGTATACAATGGGTAGCTAGTTCTAATAAAATCTTCTATAATTGCCATTTCTTCTTTAGCAGGATAGTTTTTAAATCCTAACAAAGTAAAAATGTAAGCTAGGTTTTCTCTTAATATTATTGGTGAAACTAGATTTAATTTATCCCCATTAAAAGAATTAAGTATTTCATTATCAACTATGTATCCACTCTTTAAGGGTTGCCATTCGTTGTTCACTTGTAGTGCCTGTGCTAAATGTTTTTGTATTTCCATAACGTAATTTGTTTTTTATCCAAGTATTTACCCTGCGTTTAACATCAAAAAATTTTTCTAGTTCATATCGTGTTTTACCATTCTTATCAGGTTCACACCAATATTCAATAAATTCATCATAAGATTCACCTAGTATTTCTTTGTATTCATTTATATTATTTAAAAATAAATCTTTATTATATACTATAGTTTCTTTTTCTTTTATTTCCTTTTCTTTTCTTTTCTTTGCATTGCCCTCCCCAATAGCCCCCCTATTAGCCTCCCCATTTTTCCATCTAGAAATTGCTCCACTCTTACCACTTTCACTTAATTTTGCCCTTAATCCTAAATGGTCGTTAAGTCTTTCAGACCAAAACTCACCTTCATCAATACTGAATAAATCAAATTGCATTATAACACCTTTAACTTTTATATCAGTTGATTGCATTTGCATAGCTAGTACAGGTATTAATTCAAGTGGCAATTTACCACCTGCATCTGCTAGTCTTTCAATTATAAACCAATATATACCATAACCTTCCATCCCTAGTTGATGCCTTAAAAAAAGCACCTTTGTGTCATTAGCAGCATTGTAATCGTGACTAAAATAGTAAGATTTGTTTTTCATAATAAAAATAGGGTTTGGAATTCCTGCTAGTCGCATTAGCAGTTCATCCTCCCCCTAATATTGTTCTTAAACTATATGCGACATAGTTGTTAGTTAATTTTGAACAAAGGTATTAAATTTATTGATTTCATTTTCAATTTCATCAATTTTATTTTTATACCATTCTTCAGTTGTAATTAAATCTCTCGCAGTAGAAACATTGTATAATACAGTTGTATGGTCGCTTACTCCTATGTATGGAGCAATTTCCTTTAAAGATAATGAAGTATGTTTTTTTAATATATATGCTGCTGCCTTACGAGCAAATACAGTATTCTGCATTCTATTCTTTGCTAGTACATCTGTATCAAAAACATCTTCAACTAATCCAACTAACTTTTTCATTGTTACTCTGTTATTACTTCTACTTCTATCATCTCTCTCTATTAGATTATATGCTATCAAAGTATTTTTAAATTGCTTTAAATTTTTCTTTTGTGCTTCATATAAATCTATAATGTTTGCTTCTATTGTTTGCATATTTAAAATTCTAAATCATCTTTGGGTTTATAATTATCTTCATAAATTTGGTAATCAGGGTGCTTTGCTTCTGTCTTATAAGTGTTAATCCACATTGAATATTTTTTATCTTCAATAGTAAAGCTAATAACTTCACCTTTAGCAGTTTGCTTTTTCCAAGCACCATACTTCTTTTTTACTTCTTTTTCCATTAGTTTTTATTTTTTATTAATGAATACTGTGCAACATATTTAGGTTTGCTTTTATTTCCTACATTAACAATCTTTGTATTAATGTTGTGTCCTTCATCACGAAGGTTAAAAATTAATGCAGCTAGTCTTAATGTACCATACTTTTTTAAGGCTACTAATGGGGTTAGCGGTTGACTTTTAAGGTGGTTAAGCACCATTGTTTGTTGACTCATTTTGTCGGTTTTTAATTTTAGAAAAATTGTATTGATTGTTTAAAGAAATTGCATTGTGTATTGGTGTATTATCCTTGTATCTACTTGATACTTTTAATTGTTTAAACCATTCATTTTGTGTTAGTTTTTCTTTAGGTAAAGCTATTCTGCTTATTTTAATTCCCCAAATGTTTTCCATAGTTATTTATTTTGATTTTGGTTAATACTTCTTAATGCCTTTTCGTATTGCTCTAATGTTGTTAAAGCACTAATTTTAATTGCTACTTTTTGTTTCATATTTTCATCCCAACTTGTATTTTCCATTAAAGTGATTAACTCCATTCTTTTAACTTCGCCTACTTCATCCTTATGTTCATTAGTAGCATCACTATCTTTAGTGTCATCAATAGCAAATAAACCATTGAGTGCATACTTTCGTGCGTAGCTTGATGCACTACCTGTTATCTGTGCTGCATCCATTCCCTTTTTTACTTCTTCTTCTCGTGCCCAACCATTTACAGAAATATGGTCATCTGTTGCATCTAATAGCGTTGCAGTAGCTTTAATGTAGATTCTATCACCTACTTGTACTACTTCATCACTTACTACTAATGCAGTTCCATATTTGTTTAATATTGGTTTGACTGCTTCAATTATATCTTCAGCACTTCTGTACTTGTATTTACCAAAGTTGTTTGTTTGATTCTTTGGTGCTTTTAATTCTGCTTGAATTTTTACTAGGTTCATAGTTGTTTTTTTTATTTATTAATAATTTTCGTATTCTTCAAATATTTCTGTTAGGTCTGCTAATCTTACATAATCTTTTGTTTCCTGTATTGGTTTAGCAGTTGGATAAGTAATCCTATAATACTCACCGAATTTTTCTCTAGCTTCCTGATACTTTTGATAGTATTCAGTTTTAAAAAATCTGTGTGAATGTTCGTACTTCCATCTCCAATAATCTAGGTTAATGCCTAGTTCATTTAATTTATTGTCTTGTGTTAGTGCGTGTCTCATATTATAATTCATTATAGTTTTCAACTAAACAATCCCAAGCATTTGATGGTTGTCTACCATATATTTTTCTAAAGTAAGATTCAATATCTAAAACACAAAAGTATTTTAGTTCATTCATAAAATAAGTACTTTTTAATTCATTGATTAAAATTGTAGTACTTGTTGGATATTCAAGCAAATCTTTATTGATTAGTTCTTGAATTTCAGGTTTTAATTTTTCTAATAAATTTGTCATAGTTTTTGTTTTTTAATTATTAATAAAATAATGATAATAAATTTTTCATTTCTTCTTGGCTGCTAATTCTAAATGAACTTTCATTTACTTCGTGATTTGCACCCCATCTTTTTTTAGCTAAACTAATAGCTTGTTTTTTAGTTTTACCACCTTGTGTGTTCCAACCACCGCCAATAAAATTGTAAGTGTACTCTTTAATTTTTAATTGTTGTTTCATAGTTTTTGTGTTTGTTTATAAAGCAAATCTACAGGCTTTAAACATACTATCCAAATATTATACCCTATTTTTTTAAGAAATATGATGAACGGTAAATAGAAATGATGAATGGTATTTGCCATATATTTTGTCCGATATTTTGTCCGGACAGAAAACAGGACATACTAAAAAATTTAGTATTTACCGCTTATCCTTAAATATTACCGCTTGTGTAATAAATTTGGATATGTCGTTTATAAATTGTATATTGAAGTATAATTAAGAAATTAATTATGCTCTTTGATATTAACCAAAAACAAGTGAGACACACTTAAAACTGTAAGACTAACTATGAGTCAGTATTTTGAATTTGTTGAAAAAGCAAACCCAATTGTAAAGTTTAAAAAAGACATTGAAAGTTACAAATACCCTATATATTATATATGGTTATGTGATGAACAAGGCAATGAATTAAAAGGTGAAAATGGTTATCAGTATTTTTTAGCTACACCTGATGAACTTAAAGGAATGAAAAGAAAATACATTGAATTAGGTTATGATGTAGCGGTTTACAATAAGTAAACTAATGCAGGGGTGCGACTGCTTAACGCACTTATATACTACCATCCTGTAAAGGCAAATCAATAGTATCATCTATTTTTCGGTAACCTTCCTTCCATAAAACTTTAGTGATTAAAACACTTTTACGAATGATAGTCTGTTCACTATCTTTAGGATTTGTCAAGTGCATTAGCTCGTGTATTAAAACCTCAAGCATCTTACGACCCTTTAGCCTTTCATCAATCTCAATAACCCCATCACTTGATGAAATACCATAAGCCTGTTCTTTACCTAGTTTACGATATATGATTTTTATTTTCACGACTTTAGCATTGCTTCATCAGGTCTGTCAATCTCTTTAACTTGGATTCTTTCACCGCCTCTTATTTTGGCTAACATCTTTGTAATTTGACTTTCAACTGCATAGTATTCCTGCAGTCTATTAACTAGCCATAACTCCTGTTCGCTTAATGTCCACTTGTTAAATCCCTTTGGCATTTTCATCCTTTTTAGTTTTTATAATTTTTTTTAAATAGATTGCTAAATCTAATGCTTCTTCGTATGCGTGTTGTAACCATTGTTCTTCAGTTAAATCCTTTCTGTCCATAGTTGTTCCATACTCCATACGACCCTTCTCCTCTCTATATAGCAAATCATCTATAATTGAATATAATAGTTTACTCATTATTTATCAGTTTTTGAATGCATTTTATTGCAGGTTTTACAAATGTATTGAATTTTTTTAACCCCTGATGCGGTTGTTCTTCGTTGGTTAATTATTATATCATCACTTCCACATTCAGGACAAGTACCCTTATCCTGTCCAAAAATTACCCCATAATGGGTTTTAGCAGGTATATGATTGTTTAGTGCTTTGTGTACTTTTTCTAGTAATACCACATCTTGAATGCAATAATCTATCATAGTATTCATTGCAGTCTTACAATTCTTTAGCATTATATCCTTCCACAAGTCAAAGTTGGTATGGTTTTTTTGACCTAACCCTAAAAACTTACCTATGTAATCAAGCCTATTTGAATTAAATCTAAATTTAGACCTAGCAACTTTTAATGTATCTATTGTATTGTATGTAGGGAACATCTGTATATTATGAAATAAACATCTCGTTCTAATCCAAGACAAATCAAACTTATCTCCATTGTGTCCTACTAATTCATCTGCAGTATTAGCAATTGCAATAAAATCCTGTAGTAATTTTTTATCATCCTGTTTCTTATCCCACTGCAAATAGTAAACATCTTTGTCATCTTCCCACTTATAGCAAATGCAAATGACTGCTCGTTCCTTAATTATATTCTCTGTTCCTATTTGTAATTTAAAACCTGACTGCCAAAATAAACCAATGTTTGCAGATACTTCAATATCAAAGTATAGCCTTCTCCGTTTTGTTTGTAGCATTAAAAATGTTTGTAGTGTGTAGAACCATTTGTTTTATATGCTATTAAAATTTCCTTTCTATGCCTATTTGAATAAGAACAATGAACCCAATCAGGGTTTGTCTCATTGCCAAATTCCCAAATTAATTGGTCAAAAGGAAGTTTATCTTTTATGTAATGAAATATCTCTGCATTGGTTACACCATAGTTAGTGCCATCCATATCTATATCTATTGCCTGTCCTAATGAGTGCTGCGAAGTATTAGACCCCCCTATTTTGGCATTTAATTCTTTTGACCTATAACCACTTGAAATTAAAATAGGACACCTAAAATTGGCTCTAATTGGCTCAAATATGTTTTCAGCTAGTTCTTTTAAGTTAGCTATATGTTCAGGTGATGGCATATTACTAATGCCATTACGCTTTGCGGATTCACTACGAATAGCCTCTGCTAGTGTAAAATGTTCAGATAAGACCATACAAATCGTTTAATTAATATGTATCCAATTAAAATGCCAAATAAGCCCCAAAATCGCCACATCCACTTATTGCTAGTCTCTTTATTAATTTGAGAATTAACCTTGTAAAAACGCACAGAATCAAGCAATACGCCTAATCTACGAGTATCTACTATATAACCTGTGTGAATTTGATGAACCTTAACAGTCTTAACTATTGTTTTAGCAGCCTCTTTAATGGTTATATATTCTTTGCCGTTAATAGTAATTGTATCTCTTTGGTAGTTAGTAATGGTATCAACAAGTAAGGTAGTGTCATATTTAGTCATTATGGTAGTGTCATTAGCACAGGGTCTAGTTTTTTCTAGTTCCCTAAATACTCGTTCACTACTTTCAAGATTATTTAATACTGTGCGTTCAGCCTTCTTAATTGGGTTGCACCCTACCATAAATAATGCCAAGATTAAGATTATCTTATTTACCATACCTTTTATCGTTTGGATTTATGTAGTTAATAATGATAGGCAAAATTGATATAATTCCTGCGTTTAAACAATCTTTTAATGTTATTAAATAAATATCCCCCTTGCTCATTATCATTGTAAGGATGGCAGATAAGAATATTTTAACCCAAGAACCATAAATACTATTTAGGAACTTCATCATTTTTAATCTTTTTAGTTGCGTTGTAATAATAACGAATGGCAAATAAACCACTGATAATAGCAGTGAATCCTGCAAATAAAGTAACAAAGGGTTGAACCTGTGTTAGTGTTAAGGATGCAGCCGTTAAGCTAATCCCTGTATTAATGAGTGCACTGCTACTATCTTGTGTCATTACAATTCTTCTTCTTCTTCTTTAATAAATGTGATACCTGTAGTCCAATCTTCAAGGAAACTAAAATGCTCTAAACCTTGTGGGTTTGCTACCTCAATAGGCTTAAAGTCAAATTCCTTGTTGCTTAATTCCTTAACTTGTTCAGTTAATTTCTTAATAGCTTCTTTAGTGAAACGATATTCACCTTTCTCCGATAATACTAAACAATCCTTGTCATCTACTTGAGCATTGTCTAATCTTAACTCCTCTACTTTAGCTTGGTAATGCTCGTGATGAGGTTTTACCTTCTCATAGATTTTAAATAATTTTTTAGCCGTTTTTGTTTCTTGACCAACTACTTGATTTAAGTTGTAGATTAATTGGTTGAGTTGTTGATATTTCATTTGATTGATTTTTTACAAATATATGTTAATTGTTATAGGTTTGGTTAGTATTCTATTACTTCAGTTTTATATAATTGTTCAGCCTTATAAGCATTGTAATATTTTTTAGCATCATCTAAACTTGTAAAAGTACATTTTACACCATTCCTTCTATTACCTATTGCAATCCAACCAAACAAAAATGTTTTTTTCTGAATTTGATAATACAATTCTCTTTCTAGTGAATCAGTAATTTTTACTAATCTTAATTTGCTCATAATATTGGTTTGTCATAATTTTTCTATCTCTTGTTTTACTTCTTGCCAATATCTTTGTTCTCCTTTATCCCAAAGTGTTTTTTGCATAACCTCATCTGCCGCTATTAATGAACATTTTTTACATCTATTTTTTATTTCTTCTATATTGCCTAAACTTTCTACAAAAGGTAAATACAATTGAAATAATTGTTCTGCTTTTTCTTTTGGTGTCATAATATTGGTTTTGCCAAAATTAGTACTATTCAGTTACTTCAGCAACTTCAGGAACTATTGGTTTAGGCACAGGTGGAACATAATCCCCAATGATTGTAAGGTTAAGTTGGTCAGTAGATGCTGCCCAATTCCACGCATACTCATCATCATTACCCCAAGCAGTGTAAGCATCCCCACTCATTGTTAAGTTGCCTTGTGCTACATTAGCTAAATCACTATCTAATAATGAATAATAAAACGATGCAGATGAACCTAGCACCCCACCGATTACATACATATTAAAGATTGTTGCCGTTACTGATTTTCCGTTTATCCAACTTTGGATAGGAGAAATTTGTTTCATTTTATTTATATTTTATATTTTTAACACGAAAAAGTATCTAAAAGTATTCCTGCTGCACTTATTTGATAAGATGTTCCATTTCCGTAATAATATATCCATCTTGTTCCTGCAAATGTTTTAGCAGTAGTACAAGCACGATTACTATAAAGTTGAGCACCTATTTGCCAAGGATATGTTGTGGCATCTATATATGGAACAAATAAAAATTGTTCGCCTGTTCCACCACAATCAGAGCTTGTTGTTTCCGATGTGCTAAATATAATGGAACAAGTTAAATCATATTTAGTTAATACCATTCCTGTAGAATATGCACTAAAAGTTGGGTATATACTAGATTCTCCATCTTCAGCAAATATTCCAATAATGTATGTATTTGTATCTGCAACAGTTACTAATTCCCTTGTATCAGGCAATGCTGAATAAGAATTACCTGCAAACCCACCTGTGGTAATTCCATCTTTTAATGCCTTAAAACTTACACATTGATTGTATGCGTTACCTGTCCAAGTATCTGCCATATTAATTCATTTTAGCTTTTAGTTCTTTAATCTCTTGTTCTAATGCGTATATTTTAGCAGTATGCACCTCACGATAAGATAGGCTTAACATATCATCACTACCTTTTGAAACCGCACTATCTAATATACCCACAAAATCTTGAGCATAATAACCTAATTCAACCTTTCCGTTTTTAGTATAAAGTTTAGGAGTTATTGATGCAATGCCTTTTGTTTGGTAGTTATCTTGGATAAGTGTTTTTAATCTACTATCGGAAGATTCAAAGAATGATGTTGCGGTAACTGAACTTGAAAAGGTTGCTGCACCTTCAGCGGATAATGTAAATTTTGCTATATCGGATGCATCTCTACCAAACATTATATATTTTCCTGTACCACTTGGAGCTTTTACTTGCATTGCTATATCTGCATCATCGGTTGCACCATTGACACGAAGTCTTGAACTAAATGTAGCTACTCCTGTTGAGGCTAATGTTAAAGCAGTAGAAATTGTTCCACCACTTGATACACTAAAAGACATTCCTGCAGCTGGTCCACCCCCGCCTGTAATATTATTAGCAGCTAAATCAACTATTGTATTTTTTAATCTTAATAATAAACCTGTGTTATGTGTACTCGCTTTATAAAAATTAGCAACTGTATCAAATGTAGAATCTCCTGTTGAAGTTCTTTTTACATCTAATTGATA